CACGTTACTAATTAACTCTTCAACATTACTCATTACTTATTTCCTTTAATATATTTATAATAATTTAGATGTCAAGGTCTATATCGTCGACGTCCCCAGCAGCTTTTTCAGCATTAATTAGCCGATCTTGCTCTTTTATTTCTTCGTCAGACTGTCTTAAGATCTTTTTTCTAATCCATTCATCTGAAATGTATTTACCAACATAGTCTTCTAACGTTGATAACATTTCAAATCGTTCTCTATACATTTCTGATTCTTTTAGTTCAGCAAAATAGTTGTCTTCAACAAAATCAAATATAATATCTTGTTTGAACTTTTTCCAATCATCTTTTGTAATAACACCCTTTAGCATTAACTGTGTTTTCAACACTTGCATAAAGAGATCCGAGAACCTTTTGCGAAGTCTATCAATAAATTTCTTAAATTTAACTTCGTCTCTTGTGATTTCTGTACTTCTTCCTAAACTAAATTGAGCTTCTTGTTCTAGTCTAGCTAAAGGAACATTCAAGCTTCTATATAGTTTCTTTTGGAAATATAGAATATCATCTATTTGTCCAAGATTTTCTCCACCGGGTAATGTACTAATTTCTGTACCTCTACCACCTTCACGTCTAGGTAAGAAGAAATCTTCTAACATTGACATGTGTTTACGATCATCTTTGATTGCACCGGTACTTGCATCGTATACTAATTTGTTACGATACTTATTCATGATGTTAGTTAAGTATTCTTCTGCTTTACCTTTAGGTAAGTTACCAACATCAATATAAAATATACGTCTTTCAGGTGCACGTGATATTCTATAGATTACAAGTGAATCTTCCATCATTCGAAGTTGATTCACAGGCTTAATTGCTTTATGCAAATAAGATAAAATTCGTTTACGCGAAGGATCTAACATTCCCGAAGTCGCATATACAATTGAGTCAGGATGAATCTTTAAGCCTTCGTTAGCTTTACCCATCTTGTCATCTTGAAATAAGAAATACTCAGTCTGTTTAACAATCATTTCAGCTCCAGTTTTTGGATCTGATTTTGTCTCAATCTCTTTAACTTTTCTAAGTTTTATAGGATCGATATATCTAAGTTCTTTAATTCCAGCTTTTGGATTGTTTTCATCAATCATGATATGATATGGAAGTCTTCCATCAACATACCATTTTCTAAAAATATCAGTACCGTATGAATTAAAGTCTAATAATTTTAAAGTTGATTTAAATTCTGCTCTAATAGTATCTTTTATTTTATCAGAGACATCAACGTTGTCTAATTTTATGAATACAGGAGCATTGTCTGAATCGTTAATAATTGATTCATTAACTATATCATCAATAGCAGCATCTGTTTCAGGTTGAGTAGATACATCTCTGTATTTAATGATTAAATCATTCTCATTTTTAACCTTATCACCATCTTGATCCAAATAAGCGCCAAAATGTCCACCACTAGTAATAACACCAGCACCGTCCTGTTCTGTATCGGGTACAAAAGATATCGGCTCTCCGCCTTTTGCTCCCTTTCTATTTATTTCGAATCCGAAAAATTCTGCCATAATTAACTCCGTAACATTATCGGAGAGGACTTTTTGTCCTCTCCTCTAATATTATTTATACAACTTATTTTTAGCTAGTTGTGTCAGATTCCCAATAAGTACAAGACATATCAACTTCGAATTCTTCAATTGCGTCTGAAGTATCGTAGTTAAGGTCGATTGCACCGACTGAGACAGGCCAACACCCTCTCATATTATAAGTTTTAACGGTTGCACCAGCTTTATCAAGCTGTTCAACAACGATGTCGGCTGAATAGTCAGTAACGCTGGCTATACCAGTATTACTCACGTGTCCATTAATGCCATTCATCCATCGTTCGAACGCGTTTCTAACAGCAAAGTCAACATCATTGATAATAGTTAGTCCGACATTTTCGAACGTTCTATCACCAGCAACATTAAACTTTCTTCCTCTAAATGCCATTTCTACAACACCAAGCGTTGATGATGGTATTGCAATTTGTTTGCACATAAATGAAGTTAGTTCGACATCTCCCTGAGCATAACTCGGGAAGTTAACAGTCGCTTTGAACATATTAGGACGTGCACCGCCACCTGTAAGTTTAGATTTAAAATCGTCTACACCTAAAATTGCCATGTTATTCTCCTAATTAAGAACCTGAGATTTCAGAGAAATCTACACCGGTTCTGGTTGCTATGAAGTTCAAAGTAATGAAGTTAATAGATCTTGCAGGTTTGATAAAGATATCAGCTACAAAACTATTAGTGTCAATGACTTGACCTGTGTTATTAGTAGTATCGCAAACAACTGAAAAATCAGTTATTCCTCTACGACCTTTTACATCTCTTAAAAACGGCTCAACCAAGTTTTTAAACTGTGCTCTTGTAAATTCATCATTGAATTCAAAAAGCTGTGCTTTCGCAGCAGTTGAGATTGCTTTTTCTAAAGTATTAAACAATCTTCGTACGTTAATACGATCGAATGCTGAAGGCTTAGAAAGCAAAGTTTTATCACCGAATAGAAGTGTTCCTTCACCCGGGAATGAGACAATTGGATTAACCCTTGCTTTATAGAGAGTATCTCTTTCAGCTTTCTTAGGATTAAATGCCAATTTAGTTACACCAAATAGTTGACCTCTTGTTGCTCCTGCAGGTGAGAACCATGCATCAGCAGTTCGATCAGTCGCTGCACAAAGGCCAGCAATGTGACCAGCTGCACCTATCCATCTATATACGTCGTTATATTTGTCATAAACATAAAGAGCAGTAGAATCTGCTGAAGCATAAGAACTTGAAGTGAGCGTGTCAGCCCAAGCTTTTACGTCAGCCGCAGGTGTAGTTGCGTTAACTGTGTCGTCTATTGGTGGTGATACAAATGCCATACAATCTTTTCTTGCGGCTGCAATAGCGATTAAGTCATTTGAAATCGTGTTTGCTGCATTTACATCTGGATATGCAAATAGTAGCTGTACGTCAACTGTTTCAGCGTCTTCCAGTAAGTCAAAACCTACTGCAATTTCTGCCGGTGTTGGGCTATTATCGTCAGAACCACCACTTAGTGATCTTCCAGTAACTTCAATATCTGAAGCATTGGATAAACCAGTAATTGATGATACTGTACTAATAGCTGAACCAGCTTCAGTTAATGTACCGTGATGATCCATCCATCTAATATATGACGAACCAGAGTTGATTACGTCTACATAGAAATTTGATGTTCCATCGTCTTTTTTAGCATCTGAACCTTGTGATACAAATGCGAATGTTTCTAGAACAGTTCCAGCTGTTCCAGAGATTTGACCGTCTTCATCGATAACGACTACATGAAGTTCATCTCCAATACTACCTTTATTCAGCGAAGCTGCGTAATTAGAAGTACCAGGTGCACTATCAAAGCTTGATGCATACGCCCAAGCAGCAAATAAGCTACCTTCTGTACACATTGCTACTTTAATACTATTACCTAATGTGCCAGGATATTTGGCGGCCCATAGACCGACAGCTCCTTGCCCAGTAGAATAGTTATTTACATAGTGATCGTCATTTTTGATGAGTAGGCCGGAACCATCAGCTGTCGCGTTATCGTGACCGCTTAAGGCTCTCACTACTTTTAAGCTGTTACCGTATTTTAAAAATCCAGCAGCAGTTAGAAAGTATTTATAAGTACTTGAATCCGGAGTTCCAAAGACTTCAGCAAGCTGCTTTTCAGAGCTTATTGAAACTACTTCAGACACAGGACCCCAGTTAAATGAACCTACTGTTCCGCCAATACTGGTGGAGACTGCAGGTACTACGCCCGTCGCGTCAATTTCCTTGACTTGGACGCCTGGTGATACTTGAAATGCCATCGCTTTACCCTCTCAATGAGTTATTAGTTATATGTCCACATTATAAGTTAATTAACCTTTCGGTTACATTCATACTTATATTTATAATATTATTAATTCTAGAAAACACCGGAATGCGGACCTCTTTCTGTTTCAAACCATATTTGACCATCATCGTCTACTTCCATTTTAGGTTTGTCTGCTTCATCACTAGTAAAACCAAACGGAAGTACGTCGTCTTGAATTGCTTTTAATTGTTCATGATATAACATCTTCTTCATTTCGATATCTGTCATACCTAAGAAGATGTCCGTTGTTGTAAACCAACCAAATAATACTAAATTCATCATTAGATCATCG